GTCTTGAAAAAACTGAAAGAGGTCGATTCTACTCAGGAAGAGTTTATTCAGCAGGTGGCAATCAAAACTGAGGGATTCACCAAAATCTCGAAGTCCGCTTGTGAGCAGCTTGTTTTGAAGGTCGGCGAGATGGTCGAGAACTACAACATCGAGGAGGAATAAGTCATGGAATGGTTAGAAGGAAACAAAATCAAGGTCGTACCCCCTAAGAGACCAAAGAAGCTGACGGCAACTCGATTCGCAACCGTTCTCGGTCTGAATCCGTGGTCTACCCCCTTTGAGGTATGGTGCGAAATCACGAGGACTTATCAGAAGCCTTTTGAAGAGACCATCTATACCGCCGCAGGTAAGACTATCGAGCCGAAACAGGCTCAGTTCATGAAGAAATCTTACTTCATGACGAACATTGTTACCCCAACTGACATTTACGGTGAGGACTACTTCAACCGTACTTATGGAGACTTCTTTAAGGATGAGCCTATCTTCGGCGGTATGTGGGACTACCTGCTCTTCGATGAGAACAAGAAGCCCGTTACCGTCCTCGAAATGAAAACCACCAAACGAGCCGAGGATTGGGCTAAGGACATTCCCGAATATTACGCTCTGCAAGCGGCTTTGTACGCCTACCTGCTCGGTGTGGATGATGTCATCATGGTTGCTTCTTTCCTCTCGGATAAAGACTACAAAGACCCTTCGCAGTTTGTTCCGAGTGCGAAAAACACCATCACCGTTCCCTTCAAGGTGTCCGAAAGATACCCTGAGTTTAAGAAGCTCGTAAAAAAGGCTGAGAAGTGGTGGAAAGACCATGTAGAGACGGGTATCTCCCCTGCGTTCGATGAGAAAGCCGATGCCGAGATTCTGAAAGAACTTCGCACAAACACTCTCAACCCGGAGTCGGACATCGAAGCTCTGCTCCGAGAAGGTGAGGAATTGAAAGCGGAAATCGACCGTCTCTCTGCTCCCATCGAGCCGCTTGAAAAACGCTTGAAGGTCGTTACCGACATCATCAAGCAACACGCCCTTGCTCAGTTCAGGGACGGCGATAAGAAGGTTTCCATCCGTGGAGAAAAGTACGAATGGAATGTTTCTCGCTCCGAAACCTCGGAAATCGACAAGGACGGTCTGAAAGCTGATGGCTTACTCGCTAAGTACACGAGAGCAAAGGTCAGCTACCGTATTACAACCAAAGCCATTGAGGAGGAAGCATAATGTATATCAATCCGTTCGTTGCAGGTGTTCTCGTTACCGTCATGGTCGAGCTTATCATCGTCATTGCGGGTGCGGTCATCGCAGCCGCCAACAAGAAAAGAAAGTGAGGAAAACACAATGAAGTTTACTAAGTTCGTCAAGTCCCTTGCATCCGAGGGCGTTATCTATGAAACCAATCAGATTCTCGAAAAGCGTTGGCTTGCTTCCGTTTCCGTTCTCATGGCTATCCCCGATATCGTAAGAAGCGTAACCGCTTCCGACATCAAGGAAGCCCCGGAAACCATTAAGAGAATCATCAACGGTATCGGCAACACGGTCGATGCCACTCTCGAAAAGGCTATTATGCCTATCGCAGACGGCAAAATCAAGGATTGTGTGAGAGTTTATCAGTCCGAGGACGGCGGTATCTCTCTTCCGATTTGCAATGATGACTATGGTCTCATTGAGAAATCAGACATCACCGAGATTCTGTATCACTATGAAAACGACAACCCCACTCCCGATGCGCTGCTCATCAAGAAAGCCGGAATGATTCCGACAGATGACTACGAGTTGGTCGGTATCATCTTTCCCATCATCGAAGAATAACAAGGAGGATAAAGCAAATGGCTAAAATCGCATTGACCGAGGGTTTTTCCCTCATCCCGGAAGGAACGCACATTTTCAAAATCATCGAGGTCTCCTATAAGGAAGAGTTCGGCAAGTTGGAGGTCAAGATGAAAACCGCAAAGGGGCAGACCCATGTTGAACGCTTCAACCTTATGAAGCAGGACGGGTCTATGAATGAAGGTGCGTACAACGCTTTCTCCTTCTTCGCAAAGACCGCTTTGCAGGACTACACACTCACCGAAATCGACCACAATGACCTTGTGGGGCGTTACATTCAGTGCAGCGTTGAGCATGATGTTCAGCCGTCTAACAAAGACCCGAATAAGACCGTTACCTTCATCCGTCTCGGAGATAAGTCTCCTGCTGACGGTTTTGACGAAGAGGAAGTTCAGACCCCCACTCCGAAAAAAGCTGCTCCTACCGCAAGCAAGGCAGCACCGAAGAAGAGCGGCGGTTTCGACCTCGACTCCCTGTTGGGCTAACAATGGCGGAATCCAAACTGCTGAGGGAATGCACGAAATACCTTAGTTCTGAGGGTATCTACTATACGAGAAGTTCTCCGGGTGTCCTCGCCTGTATCAACGGGCAGTTTGTGATGTTCGAGTTCGAGGAAACAACACCACCTCGCAAGCTAACAGCGAGCGGCGGTCTCAGTTACCGCCCTCGCTCCTTGCGAGACTTCATCGGCAAAGTACGAGCAATTCAGAATGATACTTGCGGTAGGAAGTGAGGTATTATGGCATTGAAAATTGGAGGAACAATTCAAATGAGTACAAGTAAAGTCGAGCATCACGCTCGTATCTGTGAGGAAATCAATAAGCTCTACGAGCGTAAAAATCACGACTACGGTGATAGCTTTCATCAAACTTTCGCCGAAGAAGGAATGGCAATGGCTCGTATCCGTTTGGGAGACAAGCTCAGTCGCTTCAAGACCCTCTCCCGTGGCGGTGAGCAGAAAGTCAATGACGAGTCCATCCGGGACACTTTGATTGACCTTGCTAACTATGCAATCATGACCGTGTTGGAAATGGAGGTTGCGAACGATGACGGGAAATGAATATCAGAAGGAAGCCCTGAGAACGGCAAGCGGCATGAACTATGAGCATCATGGTATGCTCATCAACGGTGTACTCGGCTTGTGTGGTGAAGCGGGTGAAGTCGCTGACATTGTGAAGAAAGCAACCTTTCAGGGTCATGAACTTGATACAAAGCATATTGCCGAGGAGCTTGGTGACTGTGCTTGGTATTTGGCAATCGCAGCCGCCGCTATCGGCATGGGGCTTGACGATATTTTTGAAATGAACAAGACAAAGCTCCGTGAAAGATACCCGGATGGGTTTTCTTGCGAAAAGAGCCTTCATAGAAAGGAGTACGAAGATGGACAAAGCCAACAGAATTGAGATTTTCAAATCTATGATGCTGTGTCTCGATGACCCGGAAATCCCGGAAAAGCTCGAAGAGTGGGGGTTCTTCGATGCACCTGCATCTACGAAATATCATGGCAACTACAAAGGCGGTCTTTTCGACCATTCTTTCGCAGTTACCGAGGCTCTTGTTGACCTCACCGAGAAGAACGGTCTCATTTGGCAGCTCAAACGCTCACCGTGGATTATCGGTATGTTTCACGACCTCTGCAAAATCGACCAATACCGTCATCCCGTTACGGGAAGAATTATTGACGGAGATAAGTATTGCCCCGTCTACGATGAGCAGAGTTGGGAGTACAACACCGAAACGCTCCTCAAAGGTCACGGAGATAAATCGGTTATGCGTTGTGCATCTCTGCTCCAACTGACAGAGGAAGAAGTCATGTGCATTCGTTATCACATGGGAGCGTTCACCGACAAGGAAGAATGGCAGGACTACACGAGAGCGATTCATCGCTATCCGAATGTCCTGTGGACTCATCAAGCCGACATGATTGCGGCTCATATAAAGGGGCTTTGATATGAAAATCATTAAACCATATCATGAGATTCTTACCCCGGTTGATGGGGTGCAGATGCTCAAACATATTGAAAGCTGTGGTCGTATCTGCTACAAGAGCGAACACAAAATCACCGATGATAGTTACCTCTCGTTCGTGAGGAACATCGTCAAACGGGGACATGAAGCTGTTCTCGAACATTCCTCTCTCTCAGTGAAGTTCGTATGTGACAGGGGCGTTTCTCACGAAATTGTCCGTCATCGACTTGCTTCCTACTGTCAGGAGTCTACCCGGTACTGCAATTACTCGAAGGACGATTTTCAAAGCGAAATCACCGTCATTGAGCCGTCCTATCTCGACAAGAGCGCAGCGGGCTATCACATTTGGGAACGCTCCTGCAAGAACGCTGAGACTGCCTACTTCGACCTGCTTGACTTTGGTTGTTCTCCGCAGGAAGCGAGAGCTGTTCTCCCGAACAGTCTGAAAACCGAAATCGTAATGACTGCTGACCTCAGAGAGTGGAGACATTTTCTGAAACTAAGAACTTCTCAGGCGGCTCATCCGCAGATTCGAGAGGTTGCTATTTCTCTGCTCAACGAACTCAAATCCCTCATTCCTGTCATCTTCGATGACATCGAGGTTTAAGATGAGCTACCGAAGGGTCGGCTATCTCGAACAATGTTGGTACATCATCCGCTACTTCGTCCGTAACTTGTTCAGGAGGAAGCAGAAATGAGAGTAAAACAGTATAAGGGTAAGGTTTTCGGCGCAGACCTTACCGCCAAAGAGCGACTTGCTATGAACATCGAAATCAACCGTCAAATCGTTGAAGCCGACCGAAAGTACACGAACGATATTGATGCGATGGTCTTGTATACCCTTCATGTTCATCTTGGTTTCGGTAAGAAGCGACTCAGGCGGTTTTGGGAAGCGTTTCAGCAGGAGCATAAAGCCCTCGTTGAGTATTATCAAATGCCCGATGATGGCGCATGGCTTTGTCAGAGAAAATTGAAAGACATCGGTGTAGATGTCGAAGAATGGAACAAGGAGGTCAACAATGAGACTGAAAAACAACAAAGGTAAAGTCCATTTCATTATGGTTGCGGGGAAAGACTTCGTGCAGAACGAAATGGGTATCAACGCCGCCAACGCTCTTATCGAAAAGGGCGAAGTAACCGAGAGCAAACAGTTTGAGGGCTATCCTATTTGCGTTGACGGCAAGTATTTCTTCGAGGGTACATACTCAAAGAAGAAAAAGAAAGCTGCTGCATCCCCGGAGGTTGAGCCGGAAGATGCGCCCGAACAGGGATAACGCTCTGTGAGATACGCTAATCTCCCACCCGACATTACCGCCCTCCCTCAATGGGTCTGTGTATGGAATGGCTCGAAGATACCGATGAAAGCCAACGAACGCAAAGGTGCATCGTCCGTCAACCCGGAAACTTGGTGCGATTTTGAGACAGCGCAGAAAGCCGTCAGCGATGGTATCTACGACCATATCGGGTTTGTGTTCAACAACAATGGGATTGTAGGTATCGACATCGACTGCGGTTTCGATGAGGACGGTTTTTTGTCTGAAACGAGCATCGACATCATGCGAGCTTGTCGGTCATACACCGAAAAGTCGAGAAGCGGCAGAGGTGTTCACATTCTGCTCAAAGGGGATTTACCCTTTAAGGGCAAGAATAACGGTAACGGGGTGGAGATTTACAAGAGCAGCCGATACTTCATCGTTACGGGCGAAAAGCTCATCTATGAGACGATGATAGAAAATCAGGAAGCGATTGATTATGTTGTCGGCAAGTACTTCCCGGAAACCGTGAAGGAAAACGACAGCTCCGGCAGTTCTCAGCGTATCTATTCCCCATTATACGAGAAGCCGGAGAACGGGAAAATCTCGCTCAGACCGAAGTACCCGCCAATACCGAGAGGAATGAGAAACCTGTCTCTCACCTCACTCGCCGGGCAACTTCATAATCAAGGCTACTCAAAAAAAGAAATCTATCAAGAGCTTCTACACGCAAATCAGGTTGCTTGTTCTCCTCCGCTTCCTACGAGTGAGATTCAGACTATCACGAACAGCGTTACGAAGTACAGGAGGTAAGAATGAACGAGGAGTTTATAGCAAAACTGCTCGCAGAACTCTTCGACTTTCCGTGTAACTTCTCCCCGTGTGAGGAGGAATTACACAACTCCGAAGAGAACTGTGTTTGGTGCGAGGAGCATTGCAATAAATGTGATGCAGCCGATTGTTGGATGCACTATTTTGAAATCAGGTACAAGGAGGTGAACGAAAATGAGCGAAGAAATGATGACTGAGGTAACTCCCGAACTATTCCAACTGAAAAGCGGTCAGCTCATCCTATCCGAAGAGCTTTCGAGAAAGATGTTCTACATTATGAACGCTCACCCGGAATCCCGGCAACTTGACAACAGCGGGTATTCATGGGATGAAAGCGGTATGGCTGAACTCTTTTCCGAGTGCTATAAGAATGATACTCGGTATTGCCCGGAAGCGAAGTCGTGGTACACCTACGACAATGGCGCATGGCGCAAGGATATCGGCTCTCTGCTTGTGGCTGAGAAAATCAAAGAGTTCACCCGTTTAATGGTCTTATACTGTGGAGAAATCACCGATGAGGAAAAGCGCAAGAGCTATTTTGCGTTTGTAAACAAGATGGGGGATAGGCGTTTCCGTGACAGGTTGATGAAGGATGCCGCTTCCGTCTACCCCATCTCAGCATCTCAGTTCGATGCCAACCCTAACCTCATCAACTGTCTCAACGGTACATACGATTTGGAGACCATGAGCTTCCGGGAACATAATTGGCGTGACTATCTCACGATGCAGACCAATTTTGAGTACACCATGCAAGATGACATTCGCTGTGAGCGTTGGGAAGAGTTCATCCGTGAAGTTACGAGTAACGACAAAGAGAAAGCCGACTATCTACAACGAGCGTTGGGGTACTCCATGCTCGGCACTTCCAAAGAAGAGTGTATGTTCATCCTTCACGGCAAGACAACACGCAATGGTAAGTCAACGCTGCTTGGGACGATTCATCACCTGCTCGGAGATTATGCTTCTGTCTCCCCCGTGTCGATTATCTGCAAGACCGACAGAGCAAAGAACGCAGAAGCAGCTTCCCCCACAATCGCCGCCCTTAAAGGAAAGCGGTTTGTGACAATGGCAGAAAGCAATCAGTACGGTAAACTCGATGAGGAGGTTATCAAGCAGCTCACAGGCGGCGAGGAAATAACTGCTCGGAATCTGTATGAGAGCATGATGACCTTTCTTCCGCAGTTCACGATGTGGTTGTCCTGCAACGACCTTCCGAGTGTGCAAGATAAATCCCTGTTCGCTTCCGACCGTGTGAGAGTCATCGAGTTCAACAGGCACTTCACCGAGAAGGAGCGGGACGAGAGCTTGAAGGATGCTTTCAGAACGCCCGAAGCAATGAAGGGTATCTTCACTTGGCTCGTGATTGGTTATTTCCGTTACAAGCGTTTCGGGCTGAAAATGTCTGAGAAAATGAAGGAAGTCATCAAGCAGTATGAGCGTGACAACGACCTTGTGTTGCAGTTTCTCGAAGAGCGTTGCGAGAGAAATGAGGACGCAAGCACGAGAGCAAAGAGTCTGTTCGATGCCTATAAGATTTGGTGTAAGAGCAATGGGTATTATGTTTGTACCTCGAAGAAGTTCAACGCCGGACTCGAACAACACCCGGAATGGCACAATGGTAAGAAGGTATCGCATGGGTACACTGTTTTTGACGGTGTTTCCCTGAAAACTTGTTCATAAACTATTCATAAAGCCTGTTTAGCGAGCGTTTTGGGTAGAGCGGGTAGAGTAAATTAGCTTTTTTCTATAAAGTGTCTTATAGAGAGTACTATATAGAGGACTTTACTGAAAAAGCCGATTTTCCTCTACCCACTCTACCCGACAGGCAGAAAGGAGCATACGAGATGAAAGACAAAGAATTGACTGACATCGGTCAGCAAGTAGCAAAAAGAGGGAGACCGAAAGGCTCAGGCGGCAACGAAAGGAAAGACCTTTCTTGGAACGGAAACGAAAATCTTTTACCGGGGGATAGGGGTCGCTATTTGCGACACGCCCTTGCGAGTTGGGACTTGCCTGTGATTGATATATCCGATGAGAAACAGGTTGAAGAGCGTATCATTTGGTACTTCAATCATTGCGTGGAAGATGACATCAAGCCGACTGTTTCCGGGATGTGTAATGCACTTGGTATTGAGAGAAAGACATTTTATCAATGGCAGGTTGGCGAATGCAGAGAACGCAGCCACACCCCCATTATAAAAAAAGCGAGAGCAATTCTCGAAGAAATGTGGGAAGATTGGATGGTTGATGGCAAGATTAACCCGGTCGTTGGAATCTTCCTCGGAAAGAATCACTTCGGATATGCCGACAAGCAGGACATCATTGTTACACCGAATAATCCGCTCGGTGAAGCAAGAGACCCGGAAGAAGTGCGACAGCGTTATCTTGATTCCGTGGTGGTTGATGAACTTCCACCTGATGACGGCGAGGAAAACGGCTGAGAAAAATAACTTTTTCATTTTCGGAAAACCCGCAGAAAGGACTTTTCAGAAGGTCGAAAATCAACTCGGCAAAGTTCGCCCCGGCTAACTTACACCGAAACAAAACGAAAAGTGAACGAAAAGAGACCCATTCGGGCGGCGGTGCTGCTCCGGGTGGGTCTCTCGGTCGTTTTTCGGGCGTGGCTCTGTGCGCCCTCTGCGGCTCATTGTGGGGCGTTTTGCGTGTCGGGTAGTATTCTTATACCCCCGCCGCCTTGCGTGGCTCTGTGGG